TTTTCAATACGTTCCGGCATCATTTGTTTGAGATGATTTTTAAATCCTGCAGGAACAAATTGAGGTTGTTGCATATTATACGAATTCATTTCATCACCATGGTGCATCTCATTCATTAAAAAATCACCAACTTCTTGTACATCATCTTTTGAAGTTGCAATATGATCTGCAGCCCAATCATGTCCATTACTTAATATTTCTTGAACTTGATTAGCATCCATTTGCAACATAGCATCTACATACTTTTTAATGATTTTCAAGTTACCAAAAAACATATAATTGCTATTAGTATCATTGCATCCGCCTTTTCCTTCACATCCGCAATCGCATTCTTTTAAAAGATTCATTTTGTATCCTTGTTTCTTTTTTTATATATAGGCCAATTTTTTGTTTTTTCATCTAACCAATCTGCTCGGTCATCACATCCGCAATCTTCATCTAGTATTTTTGCAATTTGTTTTGCTAATGCGTCTAATCCAGTTGCTTTAGTAATTTTTTTAATATCACTACCTAAACCATTATTTTGCATATCTACTCCCATTACGTATATGATTCATTAATTGAACTAACCATGTTTTATGTTGTGCAGTCATTGGTATTTCAAAAACTTTGTTTCCTGGATATGAATATTGTTGTTCAGGTTGCATCATTTGCATATGTCCTGTATCATCAATTCCCAATACTTTATGAGGTACGTTTTGCATTGTTATTTGATTGCTAGGAATCATAGTGCAACGACCTGGATGATTCCATTGTCCTTGTGCATCCTCAATGCCCTTAGTTTGTTTTATAATCATTGCCCAGCCAGACTCATCTAAAGTTTGTTGTTTGTTTACGTGATTTGCTAATGATTCAATAACCGATTCTTCTATTTGTAACTTACCTAACATTGTTTTTTGTAATAGTTCTTTTATCTTTGATATATAACCTTTATTACGTAAATGTTTGTAAGCTAAATTTTCTATAGAATATTCTCCAGATGCATCTAATCCAGTTTGGCGTAAATTGCGCAATCTTTCTAAAATATTCTTTAGCTTGTATTCTAATTTAAGGTCATCTTCTTTTAATGAATCAATTTCAAATTCATATGGAGATGATTTTTGATCAATGATATCATCATCAATTGTTATGATATTAGCACTAGGTTTGTAAATCCATTTATTATGACCTAATGAATATACCCCTACTGTAGAATGTAAATTATCATTTGAGTCTTGTGCGTATAATTCAATATTCATTCCTTTGAATTTTAAAGGATAATTTGTATTCCAAATACTTTTTTTAGCTTGTAAATACTGCTGTACTAAATGAAGATTATCGCCAGCTTCTAAATAATTTACGATAACATGCAAATCAATATCACTATGTTTAGTCCAATTATAATTTGCATTACTGCCGATTATAATGATATCAATGATTGGAGCTTCTATTTCTAAGAAATCATAAAAGTGATTGGCGATGCGAATAAACTTTTCTGCTAACCTAGGTTTTAGGTTATCACCATCCCATAGTAAAGGATTCAACGTGTTCTGTGTTTGATATTCTTTTAGCATATAATATAAATATCATCATTTCCAAAAGAGTTGTACTAATATCAATGAAAATGCTAATCCTAAAGAAATACCAGTTTTCATTGTAATACCCTCTTCCCTAAAAAAGTAAGTCATTAATGTAAATACAAATATTCCTGATACAAATGACGTAAAACGTCCGGGCCAGAATTGCCCTTCAAAACCGGAAACTGCGTATCGGGTCGCTTCCATGAATGCCCATGTTATTGGTACCCCTAGCAACATCAACGCAGTTTTATATGTTCTTGCCCATTCCCAAATAAGTGGACCATTTGTTTGAACCCAAACAACAGCTTGACCTAGTGTGAATATTAAAAATGATAGTGCTATATGTTTATAATTCATTACTATAATATAATGAATTTTTTTCTTATTTCAAAGTTTAATTACGTTCACCTTTGTGATTGTCAAATTTATCTAAAATGCTATTCAATGCTTCTATTTTGATAAAGCCGGCCATTGAAGCATTTTTCAATGCTGACATTAACTGGAAAACAATAAAAGGGACTAATACAGTTTCACTTAACCAACTAGTCCCTTTAAATCCTTTTTCTACCATTAACAACACAGTTAACAATACAATCCATGTAACTAAAGTACGTAATACCCTGATTGCTTTACATGTTTGAAAGCCTTCACGTTTAATTCCAGCAATAACACCAAAGAATCCATCTACCATAACTACTGCAGCCAATGCTAGATACTGATCTGAATTGGTTAATGCTAAGTTAAAGAAATAGGCACAAATAAATGTTAACATTGTACTAACCGTGTATGTTGCTATGGTTGTTTTCATTACTTAATATCCGCTGATTCAATTAATGTATAAGTAAATGATTTACCATGAATAGCAGCTGCTTTACGACAAATTACCATAAATGCATCAAAGTCTGCTGACTTCTTAAATACTTGACATCCTTCGCTCCAATTCTCAACATAAGTTGAATCCGCGCCTGCTTTATGAATATTGATTCCAAATACTCCTTCTGCAATTTTTGTTTCGTCATAAGTCATATCACGATTTGCATCACGATAAACTTTAACTGCTTTTGCTTGTTTAAGAGCTTCATATTTACCTTGGTGTAATCCTAAAGTATGAGATTCCTGGATCTGTTGTACAAGGCCATGTTGCAAATTTCCATTCACCACCTTCCTTAAAAGATACAGTCATGGTATCATCAAATACATTTGTTACTTTGTTTCCTGTATCTGAATTTCTTACTCCTACGATATTAACGTCAAAGTCTTTTGCGCCTTCAAACCAAGCATATCCCTTGGTCTTAACAGCTGTTTCTATTTGTTCTCTTGTATATGTCATAATATTATTTTACGTATTCATAATACTTTTTAGTTTTTGCATTTCTATCTTCTAAACCATGCGTACCGCCATTGATACGTTTTGTCAATTCTAAGATAGATGCATCATTAATTCCTTTGTCGCAAATTGTCCACAACTTGTTACGCTCAAAAAAGAACATTGCTGATTCGAATGCGTATTTTGTAGCAACTAGATCTGGATTGGTAACAACTTCATCAGTACCTAAATATTTAGCAAAGGCTTCGTAGTTAGATTTTCCGGTTAATTGAAGAGCACCTCTTCCGCGGTACTTCCATCCTTCTCCAGATGCTTCATTACCATTTCCCATACGATCTGCATAAACACGGTTAGCAATCTTTTCTGGATTACGAGCATATGATTCTTCTAAAGTTCCTGGGAAGTATTTTCCAAATATACCTTGAAGTCCTGATGCTGAATAATTTAAATTTTCTGAAAATGCTTTGAAACCACCCGTTTCATGAGATGTCTGTGCAAAGAAATGTGCAGCACGTATCGGTGTTAATTTAAGCAATGCCATTCCGGCTTTCATTGTTCCTGGACCGAAAGCACCATCAGCAGCTACGCCTGCTCTTTCTTGTAAACTTTTTAAACTCATTGTTATCCTTATTCTTCTGTAGTATCAGAACCTTTTTTACCCGCAAATTTTTCTAAACCTGCAATTCCTAAACTTCCTAATGTTACGACTACAAATGAATTGTAGATGTATTCATTAAGTTTTAATTCATTTCCGAAGTAACCGGTTAATAAATCAACTAACATTGCGATTGTCATAACCGCGAATGACATAAATCCAATGATTGTTTTTTCGTTGAAATCATTTGAATTTTTAAAAATGTCTGTAAACTTTGCCATAAAACTCTCTCCTTTTTATTTTTTATATAAATATGGCGAAGAAAATTGTTTATGTTATTTTTTTGCGGGGAGTTCTATTAAATCTTCAAGATATGATTTTATAGTTACAATTGTAATTGTTAAATTGCCTAAAGCAAACATACCAGGCTCGCCCGATTGTTGTATTATTTTTGGCAACATTTGTATGTAATTAAAATCATGATGTGAAAAAGTAGATCCATTAATTTCAACTACAATATCATCATAATCATATCGATCTGAATCAGTTAATGAGTGGCATCGCGTTGTTAAATCATACAATGTATTTGGTTGTTCTAAAGTAATATACTGCATCCAATCCGCGTCTGAATATATTCTATCACAAAATGGTTCTAATAACTTTAATAAATCATTGCTACAATTCTCTACACGAAATGCAATGTTATATTTAGGTGTGATAATGGGCCGTTGATACTCATCATTTTCAATCCAGATTCCCCATTTACGTAAATAGTTTCGTCCAGCTTTTTCTGAAACTTGTTTGAAATAATCATCATCCTTTCCAACTTGTTCCGTCCATCGATGTCCTCTGCAAGTTAAATGATATACAAATGCATCTCGGCTCTGTATCAATTCATATCCCGCTAATATCCAACGTTGAAAGATATCTGAATCTTCATATGGGAATGGTGCAAATAATGGATCATGTCCACCAATTGCTTGAAAATCTTTTTTATAAAGAATCCATGGTGCAAACATTCCATATGTTACTCGGTCTAATTCTTCTTCTTGTTTATGCATAACAAATTCTTCGAAGGCATCAATGTCTAATGTGTCAAAGTCTTGTCCGAAATCCATTATGATCTTTTCTTTACCTTCGGGATGTAAAGGTGGTTCTATACGGGTTGCACAGACAACTTTGCCTGGTTGTAAGTGCTTTAACATGTTTTCAATATACAAAGGACCAATAATCATATCGGCATGTAAGATGCCCACTATATCATTAGTAGCTAGCTCAATGCCTTTATCATATAATATTGTATGACCTACTCGTTCTTCTTGTTCATATAATTGAAGATTAACAGATCCGGCTAAGTCTCGAAACCATTCACTTGTACCATCGGCCGATCCATCATTCATTAAAATAACTTCTGCGTTAGGTGCATGTTTTTGAATACTTGCATATACATTTTTTAAATGTCGCAAATTGTTGTAACTAGGTATAATTAGTGATATCATATTGTATAGTTTTCTCCGTATTGTCTCATATTAGAATATAAGGAATTAAATTCAGAATAATTCTGAGACTCCGATATTTATCTTGTTTTCTTTAAATGTTAATGAATTCATATGTGCAATAGTATTGTTGTCTGACACAATGGTTTTCATTCCATATTGGTCAGCAATACAACCTGCATAAAAATCTAAGCCCCATCCGTATATTAATTCATTTGGAAACTGTTTTATTTTTTCTAAGATATCTCTACGTATTAATGGAGCCTGAAAATCAATCCAACGTACGTTGCGTAATCCCTGACCCCAATTCCACATTTGTTTCCAATGACATTGATCGATCGATGCATTGATAACTGATGGCGAATAAACCGATGCATCTGATTCTAAAGCTTCTCGAATCGATGTTGATAAGAATGCTGGACCATGAAATACAAGATCATTATTTAAAAAGTAAAGATACTCATGATCTGTTTGTAAAAAATAATCTAATACTACATTGAACCCGCCGCCGAAGAATATATTTTCATCTAAACGATGCGTTGTTGATTGAGCTAACGGTTCAGATGACCCATTATCCAATACCATCAATTCGCATTTTTCAAAGTACGTATCTCGGCGTAATTGATTTACTAAATTATCTGTCCATGTAGGTAAATTGTGATTGAGTGTTGCTATTAACATATTAGAATCTTAATTGAGATATTTCTTTACTAGGCATAACTATACCTAAAAAATTCTTTGCAATCGTTTCTTCTGTATTGCCTTGTTGTTTAAAATCAGTCATTTGTTCTAAATAATGAAATGGTTTGAACCATGATTCGCATGGAACTAATCGTATAGCTTCTGATGCTAAAACGTATTCGCCATACCAAATTAATTCGCCTGGGATAACTTGTAATAGTTGTTCATATGATAATTCGTTTGGTCCTAAATAATGTTCTTTCATATGATTAAAAACTTTAACAGACCACAAATTAGGACATGTCCAATCATAATATTTACCTTTGCGACCAAATAGATCCATTATCGTTTGTCTATCAGTTTCATATGAATTTTTAACGCTCTCTAATAAATTTCCTTTAGTAGCCATCCATTGAAATAAATCTTTATTTTCATGCATCGTTGTATAAGGAGTTTCATCATCAAACATAAAATCACTAACAAAGAAATCTCGAATAAAATATGAATCGCCATCTACCCATAGATAGTTATTACATAAATTAGTTTCGCTAAACTTCATCTTTACCAATTGTTGCGTAAACCAATTTTGATGTACCGTATCTTGTATTATATCTTCATCAAATATCATGTTATAACCATCAGTACCAATTACATCTTTGAATAATTGTTCTTGATGTTTTGGAATTGATAAATATACTGGTATATTATCTTTATTGTGCTTAGCTGTTGTTTCTATCAATTGTTTAGTATAGTGAACGTGCGGAGCATGTGACTTAAATAAAAAAACTAAGTTATCCATATTAATTAAATAAATTTAAAATTCTATATTTTTCAACATAATGTAATTTCTTTTTAGAACATTGGAAATCGCTATGAAATGCGCGAAGTACATCTTCAGTAAAGTAATAACGATGTTGTTGACTTGTAAACATTTTTAATGATTCTAATTTTTTATCATAATGTGATTCGATATCTACATAAAAATTAGATTGCCATGCATCTTGAGTGCTAGGTGTATAATATTGTATTAAACTAATTTTATTATTACGAATTAATGCCGGGCCGAAGCCTGATACATATCTATGTTCAAAATGAGAATCTGTTTCATTTGGAAGTAAAATTGCATCATATGAATCATCCGTTTTAAGTATTGTTTCAATTAATTGAATCCAATTTTCTTCTGAAATGTCTTTGATAAATTTATAAGGAGTATTAATGATCTGCAGATTATTACATCCTGCAGTTTTCCATACATTTTCAACTTCTTTTAATCGATGTTCGCCTGTTGATTCATCACAATCGCCACCTTGTGCTAATTGCAATAAATAAAATTTAGTTTCATTGTATTTTAATATAGTACCTAACATACTATATTCTACATCGTCTGGATGCGGAGATAAACATAAAACTTTATTAAAATTTAGAAATTTCATTTAGATACTCCAATGTGTGAATCCTATTCATATTTTCTTGATATACTACTTGTATATTTTCAATATTGAATAATTCTTCGTTTAAATAATCTTTGCCGCCTTGTCCTGCTAAATAAGTAGTAGCGCCATTTCTTTTACATATATCTACTAATCTACTAGTAGAAGTTAAATCTGTTTCATAATCTTCTACTATAATAGTATCAATATTTAATTTTTTAACTAGATATCGAATAATAGATGAATTCGTTTGATATAAATTATCAGATATTAAATCATCCATTTCTGATAAAATATGTTTATATTTTGGTATAGAATTTTTAATCCGTTCCCAATCTTTCTTTGCGTCAATATATTGTTTTGTGTTGATAAATTCTAATCCTTTTTTAACGCTCATCGTATTCCATTTGCCATCCATATTGAATCGATTTTGATATCCGTTTTTCTCAAATTGGCAGTGTCCTAATAAAACAAATATATCAGCTTGTTGTATCTTTTGAAAAAATGGATACCATGGCATAAAATTTGGTTGGTGAATTGTAACAATCATATTATAAATTCAAATAATATTGTGGTAAATCTTCTGGTAAGAATTTAAAAAAATTATCTAATAAATTGCAATCAACTTTTACTGGATTGAATATGTATTTATTACTCATATGATGTACCATTAACTTTTTATAATCTTGTATCGGGGTAAACTTACGGATAACATCATTAAAGCCAGTCGCACCACTTTCTAATATGCCGGCGTATGTAGCGACGGCATTTGTCGGAAACTGATTACTGTTTGTTAATAATGTTATTTGTTTCTGCGATAATAAAAAGTTTCCACTATGTGGGTTCCATACATTGAAATAATATTCATTATCAATTTTAGTTATGTATCGTATTATATCAGATACGCCGTTTCCGCCTAAATGGACTGAATTATATGGAGCTAAATCTACAAATTCTTCTTTTTCATTTTCTAATTCAAATCTTAAAAAACCAACATTATATTGTATGTTTTGTTTTTGTAATTTTTCATTAACATCGATTGCATATAATAAAGAATCAGCATTGATAAGTATATCATCTTCATTATATAAAAAATAATCATATTCCGTTAAATGATCTAACATATATTGTCTAGGTTCAAAAACTAAAGAATGACCTAACGATTTATCTCGAATTTCAGTGGTGACGCCATCAATATCTATGCGTTCTGGTGAAAATACTACAACGTCGGATACTTTTTTTAATTCTTCAACTACTGGTTTTAAATACGGATTTGAATTGCCAGCATAACAAGCTAATGTACTTAATATTCTCATCGATTACTCCTTTACCCAAAACCAGTTAGAATCTCTTAATCCGATAGCTGTGGCACCTGGTACTAATTCGTGTACCGCTTTTTCAACACCATCCCAACGATAATCGTCGCCTCCTATTATACCTCCCACTCTGATTTTGGGTAGCCAAGCTTTAATATCCTCTTTAACACTCTCATAGTCGTGAGACGCGTCTATAAATACAAACTCCAAAGATGCGTCTGCAAATTGCTTTGATACATCTGCAGACTTACCTTTAATAACCGATACACAATGTTGAAGAGGCTTTAAAGTTTCCACAACGAGCTCGTGAAAGTTTGTAGAGTTTGCGCTGCTATCAGCTGAAATATCAAAGTGATCAACTGTGTGGAGTTTAATATTCTTTCCCGAGTTATGTATTTCAGTGCCTAAGTACGCACTACTACGACCGGCAAAGGTTCCGATCTCAACGAAAGTTCCCTTATCAAACTTGCTAACAGCTAAATCATATAAGTCGAAGTGGTCTAAATATCCTTCTACGTTTTGCCAAAAATGTTCCATGCTTTTCTATGTTTTTAAATTATTTTGTTTTAAGTTATTATGATGACTGCTGCGCTGTTCCGTCGTCCATTAATCTATATACACTGTAGTTATACTGTCTAGCTATGTTGTGGAATTTATCTTCTGTAATCTTAGCCATTTCTGTAGTCCATACCGACTTCTGATTACGTCTTTCTCCTAAGTACTTGTGCTCAAACATAGGGTGATAACCTCCATCCGGATCAATGCCGCTAGTTATAAGTTCAGTTACTCCATTCATACCTAACCACGTAGCTGCAGTTTGTAATACGGAATATGTTTCTCCCATATGCGGAATATCAGAAGGGCAAATTAATCCGTTCATAGCATGAACTCCTAATGCAACAAAATGGAATTTGCATTCTGGATTAATTTTTAATACATCATCCATCCAAACATGATAATTATTATCCTCACTAAATCCACCTTTTTTCCATTCAATTGGATCAATAATATCAATATTATCTTGATCATGACAAAAAAAGTAATCAACTTCTTCACATAAAATAATAGCATTATTCAATGCTGAAATTTTATAATCATCACTCTTCGGAATATGTCTTGCAGATGGCCCTTTACTTACTAAAACTACTCGCATTATTGTTCTCTTTGTTTGTTTAAAATGTATTCATATGTAAATTCCGGTGACGTTTCCCAATGTTTACTTAACATATATTCATCATGATGTTTAAAATGAATAGATTCTGAATCATAATAAATTGCTAGTGCGTTATCATATTTCTCTGGAAAACGCATATCAATTAGATGAAGTTCTGGGATTTCATTAATTAATAAGTTTGGTTCAATTGCCATACTATTAGTAATACCAATATCTTCTACGATATAAATTCCATCTTTATTCAATTTAGATTTGAAGTTATTATAAGTTTGTACCTGATCATTTAATTCATGCGATCCATCATCGATAATAACATGAAAAAATCCATCTGGAATACTTTCTAAAAACTTATTGCGTTCAATCATGGCATTAAAATCATTTGAACATGAATTTACTTGAACTAATTTTGTTCTAGTATAATCTTTAAGTGTTTCTGTAACTTCATTTAATGTGCATCCAACCCAAGAAGTTCGTTCAAATGTATCCGCTCCCCAAATTGTTGCTTTAGAAAAATATTCATGCCACAATTTCATAGAAGTACCACGCAGAATTCCAATTTCTAATACATTGATATCTTCATGTTGATATACACTGAATAATCGATCATATACTTCTAGATAAGTATGCCCTGGGAACATTTTATTTCCACAATGCGGGTCTTTATCACAATCCCATTTATGATGTTTTAGTATTTCTACTAATGTTTTATTTTGCATTTTGTTCCTTTATATATGTTAAAAATTTATTAATGCCAATTTCTAATGTTATTTCTGGATTCCACCCTAAGTTTTTTAATTTATCAGAATTTCCAATGCATCCGAATTGATCTCCCGGATGTCCGCCAATATCAACAATATCATAATCAATTAATTCATTACCATTAGCTTTAATTAAAGCGTGAATCAATTCTTTTATTGTAGTTTTAATACCAGTTGATACATTAAATGTATCCGAATAGTTAACAGATAACATTAATAGTAATGCATTTACTACATCATCTACATAAATAATATCACGATATCTATCTAACGAACCTGTTACATTGATTGTATTACTATTAATAACTTGATTTGCAAATGCAGAAACAACGCCTTTGTATTCATTTGATAAATCCTGGCCCGGGCCATATGTATTCCATAATCTTAGAATAGAATATGTAAAATTATATTGTTGTGCAAATTTCTTAAGATAGTATTCAGCTGATAATTTACTTACTGCATAATTAGATAATGGATCTAATTTATCAATTTCAGATGCGTTATCATTATTTCCATAAACAGCCATCGTAGATGTATATACGATATGTTTAACTTGTTTATATTCTGCTAAATAACAAATACGCATCGTACCTCGTATATTAAATTCTAAGTCCATATACGGATCTATTTCAGAACCTCTTCCATATGGCTGTGCTGCTAAATGATATATTACATCAATTGGTTCTTCAATTTGTAATAAATCATCCATACTAATATCTAATACATAATCAGCTGATTCATTAATATCTACAGTAATTACGTTATGATCTAATTTTTTTAATGCAGTTACTAAATTAGATCCAATTAAACCACAACCACCAGTTACTAATATATTCATATGCTAAACTTATAATTTAATTCGCCAATAGATTCGATACTATGTTTGATAACATCATTTGGTTTAACTAAACAATCAACTTGTGGTCCGCCATTAATTGTAGTAGGCGTTCCTGTTAAAATTATATCACCTTTATTTAACTTAACTAATTT